CTCTATTCTAGCGCTGTCGTTTTCAAGAGCGTCAAGGTGTTTGTAAAGCCATGAGTCTTTGCGGTCGCTTTCTTCGAGTAGGCGTTCCCATATCGGCGCATTTTGACAGCTGTCATTTTGCGCTGGTACATTTTGACAGCTGTCATTTTGTACCGCTCCTTGTCCTTGCACATTTTGACAGCTGTCATTTTGTGCAACCTTTGCCCTTCGCTCATCTGTCATTCTTTTGTAGCCGTCCGGTTTTACACCTGTTTCCTTGTACTCTTTTACCCTATCTGCCGACTTTTGGTATTCAGCCTGTTTCTGCTGCGCTTTTACATCTGCAAGCATCTTATATGCCCCGAAAATGTTTTCACTTTCCTTTATCTGGTCTCTGTATGTATATAAGTCAACATACCGGAAAGCCGTCCGCCTAGAAAATGTAAGTTTTTCATCCATCCATGTGCCTAACTGCTCATTGCCAGCCTGGGCATTAAATAGCTTTTCACCAAGCGTTATTGCCCCGGCAACCGTCAATTTTGCATTGTTGTTGATCTTGTCGTGTAGGTCGTTCAATTCTTTTGCGAATTCATCCGTTAAAATAGTCATTTTTCCCCTCCGTTTTTATCATCTCTATACATAAAGTAAAGAGTTGGATCGGTTTCTTCATCTGAATAAACAAGGAATTTGTTTTCATCTGAAGTTCCCGATAATAGGTCTAGCAATCTGGCAGCCCTTGCCTGCGATACATTGCAATAATCAGCTGCCTGTTTTGCGGTAATGCCCCTTGTAGTTTTCCGAAGCAATTCTTTTAATTTGTCTAACTGTTCATAGTCAATATTTCCACGGCCTGTTTGTGCCTTTGTTTGCCTTTTAGGTATATCTATCCCAGGGCTGCCAAAACTGCCTTTATTAAACCCTGGCTTACTGCCTCTGTGTTTCCCCTTATATACACCGCTTCCTAGCGCCTCAAGTTTTCGCCTCTCATGCCTGTTCATTTTCCCTCCCGATACAGTTTCTAAACTTTCCCTGCTTCTAACACAATGTACCTTTCTCTTTCATAATCAAAACGGCATCTAGTTCCTTGCCAAGTCTTTTCAGAAATGCTTTATAACCTGATTCCGGTAACAAATCCCTAAACATGGCGCCCCACACACCATTAAATATAATTTGTAGATGTTCTACACTTTTTTTAGGTACACCTAATTGTTTGTAAAATGGCTCTGCATTTACTCCAAAGTGATATTCCATTCCCTTCTCCCTCCTAGTTAAGATACATCAGCGGTCAACTAACACCGCTTTTTCTCTTTCATACGAATATAGTTTTTGTCGCATTTTTGACGGAGTTCCATCCTTTTTTATTTTGTTGACTTCTACATAAGGTTGACCATATTCAATGATATAACCAATAATCTGGTATTTATTGTTGTCAACTATTACTAATCTGCCAATTGGAAATTTTTCCGAAAACTCCAACTTAGCTCGTTGTAACCGTAAATCATAAAGATGTTTTTTAGCCCTCTCAATTTCTTTTTTGCACTCGCAAATCTCATTGTCAATTTTGTCAAAATCTTTCACTCTCCCCCTCCCCTAATTATTCTTAAACAGCACCTAACGCAGTAAAATCAAACCGTTGGCACATTATCAGCATGAAAAACAATGCCCCTGCAATAAAGTTCCCCGTCTTCATAAATATCAAAAGTTTCATGTGGGATGGAAGTTTCAATAAGCCATGATGTATCTAATTCATCTGGACACCATGCGGCTTTAATAATGGGCATACGGGAAATTTGTTTATCTACCAGTTCATGTAAAAAATCCGGCACTTCGTCAATGTCGGCATCTAGTAATATGTTTATTTTACCATCACTAGTTTTGTAAATTCTTACGTTAGTTCCCCCATATGCGCCACATTCTTCGTAAAGTACACCCCTGAATTCAAGCAGATCATCCGATGCCCCAAACGCAACAATAACCCCTTCGCTTACCATTTGTTTTGCTTCGGCGCTTATTACTTCATCTCCGATTTCACGTCCATTTAATTTTTCCGCCCATTCTTTTAAGTTCATTTCTTCCCCCTTTTTCTTAATTGTAGTCTTTTTTGTCTTACAAGTCAAGACAATGTTTACAATGTAAAGCATGTATTGTTTTTTCTGAAAAATAGCCGATAATAGATATATGCGTAAAAACCCCACAACGAGTTTCCAGCCCGATCCGGTTATTCTTGCCGCCCTTAGAGAGCAGGCAATAATTCAAGATCGTACTCTTTCATGGTTAGTGAATTACTACACTAGGAAGGGAATGGAAGTTGACGGGGTATTAGAGCCTAAAGAAAAGCCGAAAAAGAAAACTTAGAAAAGAGGGAATAAATTATTTTTCAATTATCACAAATTCTTCTGGTGGGTATAAATAATCTTCATTGGAATTATCGACAATTCGATACCAGTCTTTTTCAATTGATAAAACATCGTATATTTCACCATGCGTAAGACCGCCGCTTTTAGTCTCTTTTATATAACGTACTTTCAATTGTAGTACCTCTTGACCTTAAACTCTACTTTCCCGATATTAGCACATTGATACCAATGTAATTCTGCCATTCGTTCTACTTGAGTATCGGTAACTATTCCCGTACCTCTGACTTTATACCAGTCCTTTGGGTTAGTCAATGAGCCATTTTGTAATTTATATGTGGTTACAAGTCTATCTACATCACGTATTGCAGTCCCCTTTGCCATCACGGTTACACCTGAAACATAGCTACCTTCCCTTATATGCCAACTGTCATATTGTGTTTTCATGCCTGTTTTAACATGAAACCTTGTTGCCATTGCGCCAATAGAAGCATTAGTTTGAAAGAATGGCGGTACTGCCGGATTGCCCGTTGATCCTTTTGGGACATAACTTCTATCCCATTTCATGCGGATAGCATGGGTTTCTAAAATAGACCCTATCTGTTTATATTCGTTTCTCAATTCCGCTAATCTTGCCCTGCTTTTTTGATAATCAGCTTCTAATCTTGGATCGGCATCCCTTACTGGTTTTAATGCGTTAAGATTTTCCCTCTGGTGGCGAATTTCATTTTCTAATTGCCGCTGAATTTGTGTGCCTTCATATAAGGATATTCGCTCGCCTTGCCATTGAACGCCTACAGTATTTTCTCCCTGTATTCTGTCTAAATATTCTTGACTATATGCCCTTTCTGAAATACCAATAATGAACGGCATTGCCATGTGTCCACAATTATATTGCCCTATGTTTCTGTGTTCTAAATGATGTATATTTCCGTCTATGTCTACAGCCGGTTCATGGTTTTGCAATTTCTCAAATTCTTCATTCGTGAAAACCATGCCTTGCACATCGGCGTGATCTTTAGCCGGAAAATTATGCGCTGTTATCTCCCATCCCGAACTGTCTAGCTCCTCGGCTAATTTTTGTTGTACCCCTTGGACTATTTGTGTGAATTCACCCATGAGATCACGCCTAACTGCGCTGTCCATTCTCTGTTTTCTGCCGCTTGCATAATCAATTGTTGATATTCCACTCTCTGTTAGTTCACGGATAGTTTTACGCAAGATAGAGGGGTAACTTTCTCTATCATCGCCAGCACTTACTAATTGCCCTACATATTTGTTTATCGTATCTCTATAATCCCGATTTATAGTGGTACTCATACCTAAAACGGCGTAACTCTGAAAAACACCCTGTAACAAGGGATTTACACTTTGCCGGTACGCTGTTTTGTTTGAGATTTCAACGCCCTTTTCCCTGCTCATTTCTTGACCAGTCTCATAAACCTCTGCCGTCAAGTCTCTGAACAAGGTACTCATTTCGGCGATATTCTGCCGGTGCGCCCTATCGAGTTCCCGCTTAATCCTATGCAGGTCAGCCGATGTCATCTCGCCTACTTTGCCACTGTAAAGCAAGGAGGGTAATTGATCGTGGGGTGTTTCGTACAAGAGACGCAAAGTTTTGCCGTTCATTTGAAACCACTTTAACTCTGCGTTTGTCAGGCGGGATTGAATTGCGTCAATGTGGCGGTCAAGTAATGGCTCTATGTTCATTCTGTTTGTTTAGGCAATACTTCAATACATAACGCATCGCCTACCATTTTTTGTATTACCTCAACTGTTATGGGTTTGTTTATCACGCAATCATTTTCACTTGCCTTTAATTTGTCAAAAGCTTTCATCATGTTTTCGTATTGCGTTTTGGTTAGCTCTGTCATTTTGCATTAAAAAAATGGGATTTCCCGCAAGGCTCAAGATGTACGCCATACCAATCACAACTTTTTTTGAAGTTTTGCGCAAAGTTATCTATGGCATTGTAGGCAACTTCAGCTAAAATAAAATCAGGCACATTGGCTTGATTTTCCATGCTATGCCGATTTATGACCTCGGCTAATTCTCTGATAATTTGTTCTTTGTTCATTCCTCACCCTCCCCATTTTCCGGCACTGTATTCCGTTCCTCTACTGGCTTGTAAACACTGCTTTCTTCCTGCGTTATTTGTTTAGCTTCCTCTTGCGCTTCTTCCTCGCTCATGTCTAAAAAGTCTGTCCAGAACGTATCCCGTGAGATTAAATTATCACGATATAACATAGCGCCCTGCCGTACCTTTTCATCCCCGGCAAGCTCCGTTTCATAATCAAGATTTAACCAGATTTCCACTGCGTTAGCTTTTTCTTCGGGAACGCCGTACCAACGCAGCGCCAGCCTTATTGCGTTCGTTAGCGCAATGGAGCAGTCCAGCACAAAAGAGCCTAGTATGCTAATCTCGTTTGACTTGTTGATCTGGCTTGCGGTTGCGGTCTCTGCTACCTTCTTTTTTACTATGAGATTGCCACCCATGGCTTCCATGTTTTTAACGGAGTTTTCTATAGCGGCCAGACTTGAAGCAGCTCCGTTTCCTGTAGGTTCTACAAAAAATATACTAGGAGTATAGCCCTCTTTTATCTGGTTTACAAAATTAGCAATGTCCCCGCCTAACGTAAGAGGGACTGGCTCTATTACTTCTTCTTCGGTTGCTTTTCCTTCTTTGTCCGTGGTTCTCTTTGTAGTCCGTTTCATTGCCAGCTCTACGTTTATTCCAAACAAAGCAGGTGTTGCCGTTAAGTGAATAATATTCCGATAGTCGGCTACTAACTGATAATGTCCTATGTTTTCATAGGCGATAGGAAGCAGCATACTTTCATCTGGCTCATTGGAGGGCAGCATGAAAATAGGTATAAAATCCAGCGGCTTGCCTTCCAGTGTTGGCTCATGATGTTCTACAATCGTCCATGTACCGTCTTTCGTCCCGTCTTTTATTAGTTCCCAAACGTCAACAACATAAACCCATGTGTCCCGCTTTTCAAGTTTTAACACCCGTTGGCGCTGTTTTAATGCAGGGGTAAATTCGTCTATCCGTATGTAATAATCTTCTTTCAGGTTTACAAAAGACAGCGTTTTTTTATTGTTAATTATCGTATAATCCCAGTCGATAATATCCTCGGCCTTATACCAGCGAAGGAATGGCCGGTAACCTTCATGCTCTTTTTGGTTTACATCGGTTCCCTCCGGTACAGGATCATGGTCTACCAGAATAGCTGATCTGCCCGTCTGTATTGTGTCCCATATCAAATCAGAGGAAAATTGTACTAAACTGGTTCCTGATTTATCAACATTTTCAAGAAAGCCTTTAGCAAGCTCGCTTTCAGCATTGGTTATCTGCGGTTCCTTGGAAAAAACCTGCCCATAAAGCCCTTCGGCTATGCGGGAAGTAAACATCGTATAAATAGCCCGTAGAAGATAGCTTTTGTATTTCTTATCACTAGCTCCAGATGGCTTAGGAAGATACAGCTCGCCTTTGTCTTTAATTGCTTTTTGTCCGGCGACACTATCACGGACTAATGACCATAAAGGTAAAAAATTAAGATAATCAGAATGCGTATTTGTAACATTTGCCATGCCCTTAATAATAGGCAGGCAGGGGGATACAAACAATATTTACAGGATTATGCTATTTCGGTTATTTTACTTTCCCTTTGCAATCTTAACAAATAATAAATAACCCGCTCATAATCTCTGTTATTTTTGGCTATATAATATTTATTTTGCATTGCTATTTCTATTATATCTTTTTTATTAAAAAGCCACCTTCCTCTTTTTCCATCATCCTCTTTTTCTGCTTTTAGTTTTCCATTTTTTGCCCAGTTGCTTATTGTAGTAAGTTCATACCCAGTAACGTCCCGTGTTAGCCTTGTTCCCATTTTTTCCGGCAAATATTGCAATAATGATACATACTTTTCTGCTCTTTCAGCAATTTCTTTTTCACGTTTTTCTGCTCTAGCGATTATATCATCCCTTATATCGCCTCTTTTATTCCATGCCGCTATTGCGTCTTGTTTTTCTTTACATGAATAAAAATCAAATCCTACCATGCAACTTATACAGTCAATCCTATATGCCTCTTTTAACTCAGAATATTGAATTGTTATGATGTCGCCGCCGCAAAATGGGCATGGTTTATCTGGGTTTATTTTTTCCATATCTCTATTTTACCACTACTCTTTTATTCAGTCAACAAAAACTCTTTCATTTTATAATATTCCAACCTTTTCTCTAACCATGTTATACCGCAACTTTCACAAGCCATGTGTGGACTGCCACAATCTTTTTCACATACAAGTTTAATTTGTTTTTCTACTTGTTCAATTACAATTCCTATCATATTTTCTACATGATCTCTATCACTCATTTGTTTTTCTCCCCTCTCTTTTATCCTAACGTACTGTAGACAATTTGTCAAAGGTTTATTTCTTGTCTTTATTATGCCCACCATGTTCTGGGGTTACAAAAACCAAACACGCCTTTTCTACCATGTATAATAACACTGTCCCATTCTTTTTGGGAGTATTTACGAATTATTTCTTTTTTATTTTTTTCGGCAAATTTACGAATAAATAATATTCTGATAAATTCAAGTTTCTGATTTTTGAAAGTGTAAAATTTTGCTAACATCATTTTTCTCCCCCTTTATAATCCCTGCATCTCTACTTTTCTGGGACTGCCGCCGCCCCTAAAATAACCCGTGTAAAAACAAAGCAACAAAGCATCTGCCCTATCCGGTGATCTTCCATAACGCTCTCTAAACTTCTTTTTTTGTTCTACAACCCTGCGCCCTATTTTGTCAAACTCGTATTTTCTCCCTGCCAGTTCTTCCATGAGCTGCGGATCGTTGGGTATTGCTATTTCGTTAATGGGAAATTCAAACCACATTTCATCTGCGGTGCTAGTATATTTCTGTTTGTCTTTGGGGGAACCGCCAAAGTTGATAGGAATCACATTCGCCCCTAACCTTTTAAGATTATCGGTAACACCCCCACCAACTCCGGTGTCGTCAACTTTTATCACTACTTTTCTGTCTTGTTTCGCCATGCTCCACGCTAAATTTGCAACCTCTACCGTGTCTTTTTTGGAGTACGATTCATGAGCGATAACTTTGGCTCCCTTCCTAAAATACATCTCTGTTTTGTCACTGCCGAATCTCGCCACGTCAATTCCCAGCTCCCACGGCTCCGTTTCCGGTATATCCACTCTACTCATTGCTTGCTTTATGAGCGCCCTGGATAAAACAGCATTATCCCCCTGTACTCTGGGCTGCCCTCCCCACACGTGAAGGGCTTCGTCAGGGTTGGTAGCATAGGCAATCTCCATTTCTTTTTTAAGCACATCGGGAAACCACTCATTGTCAATCTCTCCCTGTTCTAATGCGACCCGTAAAACATCGGTTCTTGGGCTGTCCCAATACTCGGCAATGATAGGGTCTTTCTCAGCCTCCCTGTTAAGAGTCGCCCATAGCTCAGAATCGGGCTTGCGTAAAGTCGGCAGTAGAACCGTCAATGATTCTTTTGAAATTGCACTGGCTTCTTCCAGCCAAAAAATAGAATATCCTTCTAGGGACTTCATTTGATCCGCAGCTCTCATGTCTTTAAGCCCACGGAAAATGATATGCGACCCTGTAGGAGAGTCTAGGTATTCATTTGTTATTTTCCAGCCGCCGTATCCTAATCGACCGATAGTATCAACCATGAGCTGATAGGAAGACTCAGAGAGCGATCTTTGTACTTCCCTAAAACAGCAGATTCGTAACTGTTCTCTGTTGGCTTTCTGAATAAGAATTGACGCAACGCTGAAACTTTTAGCCCCTGCACCTCTGCCGCCGTGAGCTATTTTTATTCTCCACGGCTCCTTAAATCTTGCCATTTTAGGGGTAACACGTTCACGCTCTTTTTGGGTAAGTAATTCAAACAGCCTGTTTTTTTCAGACTCAGATAATATATCGGTGTTCATTGATTAGCTTCAAAAAATGCTCTTGCAAAAGCAGGTGGCGTAATAGCCCTTAACGCAGCGTCTGTAGTTATTTCAAAATCCTTAAATTGCGGAATAAGTGATTGTGCCGATTTATGCAAAAATGCTATTGACGGCTTTTTTCTGTTAGGTCTGGTATAGAGATTAAGTTTAGGGCAAGTATCCCATGTGTAAGTAGGTTTGGGAATGTTAAACTTTCCCCATATATCGGTCTTTTTTGTCCAGCCGTCCCCGTATTGATAGGGCTGAAAAGATAATTGCGGTTTACCCATATAATTACGCATTGATCCACAAGGGTTTTCTATTGCATAAAAAACTGGTTTACATTGTTCAATTATTTTTAAGCAGGTCGATAAAATATCTGTATTTATTGAATTTTTGTATTTGTCAAAATCTAAAAATAACTCATATTTATTAAACTTTTCACGGTTCAATGGGCTGTATTCTGTACACGGCGGCGCAGCGAGTATGCCGTACACATTTTCAGGCGGTTCATAGGTCAACACGTTATTTTCAGGAAGGGTTACAAGACGCACATCATAACCGGATTGTCTGTAGGGCTTACTCCATGAGCCAGTGCCACCGCAGAGATCAAGGATTATTTTGTCATTCAGCTTGCTTGTGTCCATTCATCTTTTCCAGTAGATCATTCAACTGTTTGTCTCGTTCTTCAATGGGTAAATTCGCAACTATATTCATATTGCCGGATAAGCTGACGCTTTCCTTTGCCTTGCCATGCCGCCTGTCTAACATTAAATTGGTAACTTTAATATCGCCCCTGCTTACATCGTGAATAATTCCTGAGATGATCGCCTGAATACCTGCTGCAAGTTCCCCGTGTTCATTGACAAATAGCTTTAAGTATTCCGGCACCTCTGCGCTTTTACCAATACCGCTTTTTAACAGAGCTTTTAATTGCTCTGTAGTATAGTCCCATAGCAAGTTATCATAAATGGCGTCAATGTCTGCCTTGGTTACGTTGCAAGACTTCAAAAACTTTTTAATCTTGTCAGGAGGTCTGCCTGCGGGGTTGCCTGATTGACCTTTTTGCCATTGGGTTTCTTGACTAACTTCGGTTAAATTGGGATTATTCATACCTGCTTTATACCTGTTTATCAAGCCATTGGACTTTAATCTGCTCAGATATATGAGCCATCATAACAGGGGGAATTGACATGCCTGTAATAAAAATTGGGCTTATTCCGCAAAAGTCATAATCATAGGGAAAAGCGGATATTTTCAACAATTCATTTTGGTTTATCGCTCTTGGTACATCATACAATATAAAATCCATTATATTTGTTGTTAAAGTTGCCGCTGGTTTTTCTCTTTTAATAAATCGATGAGAAAATAATTTGTATTTTTTCTCTACTCTTTCACAAATAGCTGAAAAATCACCATCTGTCGGTTTTCTATTTTGCCATAATGAATAAAAATATTCAGATAGCTTGTTTTCATTATCTGTCTTATCTTTTATATCCCCAAAAGGAATAACTGGAAAATTGAAGTCAAGTTTTAAGTTTTGCCAGTTTAGCTCTTTTTGTCTGCCAATAAAGAATACTCTCTGCCTGCGCTGGGGAACGCCCATAGTTGCCGCGTCAAGTAAAAAGACTTGTACGGAATAACCGATATTTTCAAGGTATTCTATAATCTTTTTTGAATACCACTTGGCGTTTCCTTTTATTATCCCCGATACGTTTTCAAGTATGCAGACTTTGGGCTTTAGCTTTTTTATGGTCTCACAATAGACAAATACCAGATCGTCAAGCTGTTGTAATTTTTGCCCCTCTGCGAATTTCTTTTTTTTGCCCCATGTTTTCTCTCTCTGTCCGGCAGTGGAAAATGTGGTGCAGGGCGGGGAACCGTCTAATATGTCAAGATTAAAGAGTTCGGAAGGGAGGTCGTTTCTTGAATTGAAGTCCCTTATATCCTCATTATACAGATACTTGGGGTTATGGTTTTTTTTATATACAGCCGCTATTTTTGGGTCAAGTTCAACGCCCCCGATATGATTATATCCGGCGAGCTTATACCCCATTGTAGACCCCCCCCCACATAAAAAAGTGCCGAATACGGTAAACTTCTTTTTTTTGGGGTAGTCTTTTAATGACCAGTTATAATCAAACACCCAGCGCCTCTCTGAAAATCTGCTCTGGGCTTTCAGTTCGTTTTTCCATGGCAAACTTTACAGCTTCGTAAATCTCACCGTCATATTTTAATGTTACTTTGTATAATTCATTGTCGTCAAAAGATAATTCGCTGTTTTTGTTTTTATATTCGTCAGGTTCGTCAAAGTCAATCTTTATATCCGGTATCTCTATGTCCACTAAAAAATCAGTGTCAAGATCGGCGATAAAGTCTTCAAAGCCGCCTTGATCGGGCTTGCCGTATTGTGAAGTGATAAACAAAAGTTTCTTTTTGGCTTCGCTCTTGTCTCTGGCTTTTATGAATACAACAGGAAGATCGGGAATGATGTCCCCTTGATCTCTCATTTTTTGCAGGGCTTTTATTCTCTGATGCCCGTCAAGTAGATAGTTCTTTTTGCCACTCTTGAAAGCGAAAAACGGGGCAGAGAAACCCACTGTCTTAATAGAGTTTATTAGTTTTTCAAGGTTAGTGTCATTTAAGGTTTTCAGGTTGCCCTGAAACTCTATAAGTGTATCTATGGGCAGTCTTTCGATAGTGTCTACATCGTCTTTTACTTTCATTAGTTTATCCTATAGCAGCGTTGTCGCTAAACAATATCTACTACCGCCTGCCATTAAACAGCATCCCTAAACAGATCGCCTTGTTTGTTAGCTTCCCTCACTCTTAAACAGGCGGCGTTAAAATAATCTTGATCTATCTCACTGGCGGTTAAATTAAAACCTAGCTCGTTGCAAGCAATGGCAATATAACCACTACCAAAATGGGTGTCAAGAATTTTGTCGTTAGGTTTTGCGTAGTTGGCTAGTAAAAACTTATATAATGCGATCGGTTTTTGACAAGACTGTATATTTTTTTCTTGTTTTTCGCTACCCTTAAAACATCCACACCATTGATGTTTGAATATTCTCGCAGTTCCGGGCAGTGAACAAAATGCCAATTCAGCATCGGCAAAAAAACTATCACCAGTTACCTTGTCCCATATAATTGGAGCGGTAAAATCTGGTAAGTCATTTACAAAATATTGTAAACCCCATATTATTTGATTTTTTGATACCCTAAATAATTCCTTAAAATAATTAGTAGAGGGTCTAACATCCCAATTTTTATTATGTGTGCTGTATGTATTCATTTCTCGCATAAACCCAGAAACTTTTTTGTCGCTCAATATTCCATACGGCGGATCAACTATAGCTAGATCAAAGTGTTTATCAGGGTATTGTGCCATTAAGTCTTTACAGTCGCAGTTGTAGAGGGTTGAATAGCCGATTATTTCTTTATTCATTTATAACTCTTTCTAGTGTTTTAGTTTCGGTTATATTTCCATGTTCATCTGTTTCGATTACGCCTAGCAGTTTTGCAAATACCAAAATCATTATCCAGCCATCATTGCCGGTTATTATTTGTAATTCACGGATTGTCTTTTCAGCTTCATATTTTGTCATTTTATTCACTTAATCCATCCATGAATTCACTTATCATAAAATATAAAAATCTTAAACAAACATAACAGCCTATGAATAAAACAATGCCTTGTATTATAATTTTCATGTTTATACCTTGTTTTCCATTGTGGTAGAGGATAACAAATTGAGGGGATTAAACAATATTTACATCGCCTCCCTGAATAACTGCAATTGACTGTTAGCCTCTTTAACCCGCTTGCAGGCAGCATCAAAGTAATCAGCGTCAATTTCGCTGGCTATTAAGTTATAGCCTAGCTCATTACACGCAATGGCGATTGATCCGCTGCCAAAGTGGGTGTCTAATATCTTGTCACCTGGTTTAGCGTAATTGTAGAGTACCCACTTATAAAGAGATATTGGTTTCTGACAAGGGTGTATTCGTTCACATTCTCTTGTAAAAAATCCTTTAGCGCCCGGTGATTGGCAAGTAAAAACTTTTGCGGGCGTGTTAAAACTTGTCCATAATAATTCGCACATAGAAAATGTCATTGTTTCTGATACACCTAATTTATTCCAAACTATAAAGCATCGTGTGTTTTTCAGATATTCAATATAATAATTAGTTCCACAAATTATTTGGTTTTTTGATACTCTGAATAATTCATCAAAATATTTCTTATCTGGAATTGTAGCATCCCATTGTTTATAGTCCTTATTTTCTATTATTCGTGTTTCATAATTTATGCCATAGGGCGGATCGACTATGGCAAGGTCTATGCTTTTATCGGGCATGGTTGCCATGAGTTTCATGCAATCACAAAGATATAGAGTAGATTTACCTATTGTCTCTGTTCGCATTACTTACTGTAAATCCGCCGGAGGTATTCCCATGAGTCATCTCTTATATCGTTATTATCAACCCTTCCTGCACCTCCGTTGTAAGCCAAGAATACATCAGTCCAATGTCCGTATCGGTCAAAGTAAAAATTGACCATCCGAGCAGTAACATGGATCGCTTCCCATGGGTTATAAGGATCATACTCCCTGCCATAGTTAAAGGTTTTTACAAAGTAGTTATGATACCTGCTATTATGCTGAAACATACCTTCATCACGGGTGCCGTCTTTTCTAACAGGCGAAGCAGCCCATGACCTAAAGTGTGATTCCACTTGTGCAATGGCTGTTAAGACTTCCATGGGTATGTCGTATTCATTGCTGACAGAAATAAATAGCTCTTGGTACGGTCCAGGAACTTCCCTTACAGGTGGAATTGATTCAGGCTTTTGCTCAGGCACAAAAGATAACACATTTGTTTCTACCGGAGGTTCTACCTGGTAAAAGATCTCATAGTCTGCGCTGGCGCTAAAAAACACAGATAAGGCTAAGGTTAAAATTATAATTGTTTTGTTCATTTTGTTAGTTTAGCTGTTTGCTTGCATTAAACAATATTTATTGAAGGCTTGCTAAAACAGCAACAGAACTACAGAGAAGCCAAGTCAAAGAAAAGAAAGTACCTAATAATACCCATTTGCTATATCCACTTGCCAGAAATACGATTTGAAAAATTATCGCACTAAAATTTACTCCTGCTATAAAAGCAAAAATTATCGCTTCCATTTCGCCTCCTTGTATTTTCGACCTTCCCATTCCCAAACAAGCCACCGTACAAACCTAACTTCCTGTAAAGCGGGTGATACCATTTGTCATTATCCCAAAACTTTTTTAAGCGCAGTTTAATGAATAGGGGGCGGATGTTCATTGTGAATTTTTCCTGCATGAACTGCTCTTAGTATCGGGTGGGCAAGAGTTGATGAATTCGCACTCATGACAACCTGTAGTTGTAATTTTCAATGGGCAATTCGGCGATCTGCGGTTATCGTAGTCCCGCACTTACACGGCTTTAATTCTTCATTGCCGGTCATTCCTGGTCATCTGCTGTTTGGCAATTTGCGCACCCTAAATCACCATGACAATCCCTGAGATTATTCGTTAACATTGTATTGTAACGTTCACATTTTTCACAAAAACAAATAAATTCTTCTTCATCACAATCCCAACATAAACATTCAGACGTTTGTATTGTTTCACTCATCCCTGTTTCTCCCTCTCAGCAAGCATCGCGTCGGCCTTTTTGTATGCTAATTCGGGATCACATCCGCTCGCTGCATACTGCCCAGCGAAGTAATCACGCAGGGTCATGCCTGGTACAACTTCAAACATAGGTACCGCTTCATCATTTTTGTTTTTTACAAAATGCGATATTGTTTTATACGGAAACGCCGATCCGCCGTCTTTCATTGCTTACCTCCTCTTTGGCTTTCCCATTCAAATCTAACAACTACCCATGCTGTCTATCACTTTTGCCAATAATGGCTTGCTTCCAAATTTCTCTTTCAGTGTATTTATATACATATCCCATTGTTCAATTTCTTGGATAGTGTGTATCTGTATTTCTGGTTTTGGCAATTGTTTTGGGTTAGGCATTTTGTCAAATATCTCATTCTTGTTGCTTTCAAATACTGAAACATCCGGCACTTTGTTATATATCCTTGGGAATCGCTTAATTATTACTTCTGCTGCTGTTTGTAGGAAATTCTCTGAATAGCCGTCAAGGTAACTAATCATGGTGTCTAAAAAAATACCTGAGTATTTTTCGCCGTAGTAATTTTCAAAATAGCTTAGTAATCCTTTAGCGGTCATTTATAACCTTTTGCCTTTTTTATTCCATGCGTTAATAGCAGACTGTTTATTTCTGTACAGATTTGTTTGCGGTCTTTCACAAAAACAGTAAAAACAGCCAGCTATATATTTTTTTACACTCGCAAAATACTTCAACTCGCCTTTGCCTCCACAATGAGGACAAGGCTTTAATTCTTCACTCATTTAAATAACCCCTTTACAATTTGTTTTAATTCAGGCGATTCATTTTCAGGCAATGAATCAATAACCAGTTCCCAAATCCATGGCGTTATTAAAGCCCTGGGGGTAAAGACGGCTTTCCCTTTCAGTTTGCCTTTTGTCATTATGCTAAAATGCTCCAAAATATTTTTTAGGAAGTCGGCGGATATGTCGGGCGCAATTTTAGTGCAGCGCAATATTAAAGTTTTTATGTGCTTTAGCTCTCTGGCAGTTGTTTGTTTGTCTTGGTATAAAATAGCCTTGGTTTTTGGGTCATTCTCAAAGCACATCTTGGCTGCGTGATACAAAGTTAGCTGTTCAGGAGTTAAATCAGTCTCTTTTTTTGAAACTACAAGGGATGTTTCCTGTTCGGCGGCGATAGCCGCTGAAATTTCATTATCATTTATATTTTCCTTTTCATTTATATTCTCATTATGGGTTTCTTGAATTTCGGTGGGTTTTTCAAAAAAGGCTTGGGTTATTTGGGTTTTTTCTAAAAGGCTTGGGTTATTTGGGTTTTCTTGGGTTTTTGTTGGTCTGCCGCCTTTTTTCCCATTTTCACGCTGTTTTTGCTTCCATTGTTCATCTTTTCTTTTTGTATGGGTAAGAAAATCCTTTATTCCTATCCATAGCGTATATTCCAGTCCGTCTAATTCCGGTTCTATTCCATGCAGCCCAAAATCTGAAACTGCCCGAAAAAACTTTAATTGTAAAGTGTCCGGCAATGAGTAAATCTGTTTTACTGTTGTTTCACTCATTACAAAAGTCGAAAATTCACTTGCCATTTTTTAGTCCCCTCTTACTAAAAATTAATTTTATTATCTGAGTTTACTTTTTCAACTTTTTATGCTGTTTGCAAAAGTATACTGCTTCTTTATATGTCTTAAATTTTCCTAGATAATTTCCAGGTTTTTGATATACCAAGTAAGTATCAAATTTTTCACATGGGTAATAAATAGCATATTCTTTTTTTCTACAAACTTAAACTTATATTCAGTCATTTTAATAGCGGAAATCCGTAAAATGCAAAATAGCATATTTCCCAAATGGGCATTTGATAAACCAGTCTATAAACTCGCTTTTATCATTGAACCCGTCATTTTTTGAAATTAAATCTATTGGTATGGGATTTTTATCATTAAGTGATACCCAAAAATCAGCAACTTCACTTTTGGTTAATTCCTGCACCCTCACAATCCTTTTCACGCAAAATACTTTTTGCTTGCTTCTATAGGGCTTGCCTTCCCATGTAAACAAGGCTACTTCCTGCCCTTCATATTTTTTCCAAAAAGTATATGACGATCTAATTGTATGTATCTTTCCAGAAACAAGGTCATTCCCAGCTTCATTTACAAATCTTGGATTAAAAGAAATTCTTTTCATTTATAAACAACCAGATAATTTACTTTCCAATGTCTTTTTTTGGCGCAATCTTCACAATAGCAATACTTAACAATTAAATTAGGGTAAAACCCATTTTTGGGAATAAATACATTTTCCCTATCCTTAATAGACCTTCCGCACTTTTTACAGATCATTTCCCCTGGTTTCACGCCCCCACCTCCGGCAATAACCGTTTCAAATTCTTTTTTAAATGTACTACTGTAAACTTTTCCAGCTCTTTTATTAGTTCCCTTATTTTATCTGGTTCGGGTTCGGGCAGGTGATTGTTGCCGCTATCGGCACCAATGTTTATATAACAGGGGTTAGCATTTTTGATTAAAGCAATATATGGATCAAGGTCAAAATCTAATATAGGTTCTATTGTTATAAACGTGTCGCAAAATCTGTCTATTGCTATTGAGCGATCATCTGGTGGTGGTGTATTTCCCATACAAGGATATAATCTGTTAGTTTCAATAGTTGTACCTATTAAATAATTATCTGGTATCTGAGAATAAAACTCTAAAAATCTATCAGGGTTTTTTGACTGGAATAAATATTTATTTTCAGGGTATTTCTCGCAATGTTCTAAAACTTTCAAAATCCATTCTTCGGGTACATTTTCCGCCCACATATCGCAAGAATTTCCGATAAAAATAGTTCCTTTGTTTTTCCATGAATTTAACGCCTTTTCTTCAAAATACAGCGGTTTATCATGTACTTTTGGGTATTGTTTGCGGAGTTTTCCCATATAGCAATATGAGCAACCATGGGGACAAATACCTTTTATAACATTATGTGTCCAGTCGACACCTTCATACATATTGCCTTTTGCTTTAGTCATGCTGTTACCTCTTTCGGATTTATTAATCTGCAATCTTTTAATGCAACCCGTTCAACTTTTGTTTCATCAATACCGCAACAAATAACTTTTAATACAGTTGTCATGTCTTTATGTAAAGTCGGTTCTGAATTATAAAGAATAGGTATATCACAATAGGCATTACTCTCTATACAACTGATTACTTTATATAAAAACATTTCCTGGTTAAAGTTAGTTTTTATTTCTGCATACCAACCAAAGAGGTCTGTATTGGGCTTAAAATTTTTTTCCATTATCAACCTCATAAATATCAAATTTACTCATGTCATATTGCCTGAATATACCTCCCCCCAGATTTAATTCAAGAAATACATCATCAATATATTTTATGCTTTGGACATTTTTTATTACCAATGGTTTATAATTTTCACATTGCTTTTCATATATCTCTACTTTCATTTTCCCCTCCTACCCTGCAATTTTCATGCTTTCCATGCCTTGCAATATCTCATAGAAGTGTTTTGTCTGTACCTGCGCTTGGTGCATTTCTGCAATCAGTCTATCGATAGTTTCCATGCGCTCTTTTTTTGTATAATCACTCCAAGACTTTAGCCGTGAATCAGTAAACGGATCGCATGGCTTACCACTTCTTGTATAGTCCCTGGTATACGTTTCAAACCCTGCGCCAAGATCACGTTTTATGCAGTCTCTAAAATCTTCATACTTTGTTACATTGTAACTATGGCAGCCGGATCGCCAGTATTCAGTCAACAAAGAATGGAAGGTAGAGTTTTGCGCCAGTGTACCTTCTGCGGCTGGTTCAGCGTTATACCAACTGCCAATTTTTAGATCGGCTCCGGTAAAGGTGTTTTTGGCAGTGATTAATATTTTCAGAACGGGCACCTGTCTCCAGCATCCTCATGTCGCCATTCATTGTCATAAGGGGAATAAGATTGCTTTCTTTCTCTTGTAATAAACTGGATGTCATTAGCAACAATCACAATTCTTGATCTGTTTTGCCCGCCCTGTTGCCATCTATCCTGTTTTAACCTTCCCTGAATTGACACGGCTTGCCCTTTTGATTTTTCATTTACATCTAGGACTAGACTGCTCCAAGCCTGTACGTCAAAAAAACTGGTTTCTTTTTCAAACTCATTGTTTTTTTTGTAGAAACGGTTAGAAGCGATAGAGAATGTGCAGATCGCCGTGCCGTTTGCAGTGTACTTTAATACAGGGTCTTTGGTTATATTCCCGTCAATAGTTACGATGTTTTTATCACTTGCCATTGTTAGCCCCTTTTCTTGCTTCAAGGTACTTTTGAAGTTTTTCATGCTGCTTTATAACGGATTGCAGATCGCCACTCATGTAGTTTTCTCTTTCCATGGCAATCTCCTGTTCCCGGAAGTAGGGCAGCCCTTCGGGGTTTTTTGTTTCAAGAATTTCGCCGATTAGTTTGCCGATTTTTTCCTTTTCGACTTCGTTTGTTTCTGGCTTACCATTTTCAGGAGGTTTGCCGTTTTGTCCATTTGTGGGCTTGCCGTTTTCAGGTTCTTTTTTGCCTAAACCTCCATCGAAAGTATCACATTCCACAATCTCAAAAGCCATCATGTAAAGATAGCGCCTCATGTACGTTTGCACCGCTCCCATGTTTTGTATCTCATGCGCACCCTTTAAGTTTACACCTGCCATAGGGCTGGTAAACTCTACAGACTGGTTTTGATCGTCAATGTCAATGACTTTCAGTGAAGCGGTTTCTGCGTTAAAAGATACAACGCAAATAAATCGGTAGGTTTTTGACAGCTCATTGATTTTTGGCAGCACATCGCTTAACTCATAGTAGTCAAACCCCACAAACTTATTTTTGCCTGTCTTTTTGATACTTGCGGACTGGAAGTCAATCCGTGCCTTTCCCAGCTTTTCAAGTAAGCTGATTTTTTCACCCATACCTTTGTTTTCTTCCATTACTGTTAAATCAGTCATTGTTTGCCTCCAATTTCTTTAATGCAGATAATAATTGGTCTATCTGCTCGCCTTTAAATTGTACTTCACAATTCCTGTTGTTTCTTTGTATAAACAATTCATCTGCAAACGGAACATATACAATGATACCTGAACTGTGATCAAACCCATTGATATAGATTTCCACATTTTCCGGCATATCCTTGTCCAGCTCTGCTTTTTTTACGGTATAGGCTTCTACCTGTTCCAGTAATTTTTTTCTCATTTTTATCCCCTTGTTAGTTTTATTTAATGGACACCATCAGGTCTCCAGTCATTGGCAGGTTTATCAAACGGTGTGCAAGCACAGACGATATACTGAATTTCATATAAATGTTCAGTCCATGATTTTGGTTTAGCGTTTTTATAAATAATAAGCTCCCAATCGCCCCACCATTCCCCCGGATTGACATAGCATTTTTGGGACATTTTACATATATTCCACACTGCCCCATCATCTGGATAATCAAACCCGTATTCTTCCTTGAATTGTGCAGGTGTAGGGTACTTGCGGTGATAGTTTGGACATTGTAAATACACGCATCTTGTATCCATATACCTGCAATAACCATTCTTTTCAGCAGTCCCCTTTACCGCAATAATACCAGCCGAGCAATAAAAATCTTTGTCAATTTTTCCTAACATAGTTACCTCACCTTTAATGATTCACCCTGGCTTACTTTAGCGCCGGGGATATTCTGCCCTGCTTTCAGGGCTTCCAAAATGAGCTTTTTATCCGGTTCCCGCTTTTCTGGTATTATCCGTAAGAATTCAGGCGGCAGTTGCGCTTCGCTGTATATATACGCAGATGGCGGGTTTTTCTGAATAGTCATTGTGAAAGTCCCTGCTGTCATTTTCTTAGCACCAAGTTTCCGCATGGAATCTTCTAACAGCCAGATTAAGGCTTTGGTTTTGTTTTCAGCGGCTTTCCGGCGTTTGTAAATCCGTTCTTCTTCTGCCTTGCAACCATCAATATATGCCAAAAGGTTTCTGTGGTACTTTAAAATGTTTTCTGCTTTTGCTTCATAGTTTGTTTCTAGTTCATCCAGCATGGGTTTAAGGAAGTCCCGATCTTCATCACTCATTTGTTTAGGATCGCCGTTTTCATCGGTGGTTACCTCATCGATTAATTGATCCAATGCTTTTATGTCGTTTGTTATTGTGTAGATGCTGCTCATTGTTTTTTCTCCTCTGGTATGTCGCCTTGTACAATACTTATTAGCTTCATTAATTCTGTCCGCTGCCTTTTTAGGGCTGTTTGTTTATTTACTACTTTTTCAATTTCGTATTTATTCCAGCGTATCTCACTATCAACTTTGCTAATCTCTATTTTTAGGTGTCCAATAATTTTGTCATACGCAATTTTTTTTATATTCATTCTTCTAACTCCTGTAATTCCCTGCACTCATGGCATAGGCCGTCAGCACCGCAGTCTTGGCAGTACGGCTTCCCACATTCTTCACATTCCCCGGAACCTTCTTCGTATTCCCCTTCATATTCGTATTCCTCGCCACCAGAAAATTTTATATATGAATACCCCTGTAATTCAGCGATAACCTCACCGCAAAAAGCGCATTCAATGATCATCTGCTTCCCCGTAAACTTTTTCTGGTATTGAAAGCAGCCTTATTAGTGATTCACGCATTGCCTTGTTATGGCTTTTTATCTCATCCAGCAGGTTTAGGATCATCAATTCCAGTTGCGTCTCCCTTGCTTCCATGGTTTCTATAAGCTCTTCTGTTTTTTCTGACATGGATAGTTCCTTTCTTGGTTTAAATAAGTTAGCAAACGCCGGATCAATGTTCTGGTCTTTTGAAAGCATCTCTAATAAATTAGTCATTTTCTTGCCTCCTATAAGGGGCTTGCGCCCCCTAGATTATGCCGCTTGTATGGCCTCTGCCGTTGTTTCCAAAAGGACTTCAAGAAGCTCTTTCATTGCGGCTGGATTGTCCGATTCTTTGATTATTTCATTAAGATGCAGTCTGGCTCTTTGCCCTGAAATCAATGTATCGGTAATTAAAAACGCCATAACCCTTTTTAAAAGTTCTGTTTCGCTCATTGCCTTAATATTTTCTGTCATTTTCTTACCTCCAGTAGTTAAGGTTTCTCATTTACCTTATGATAACAGTATACATGTTTGTATAAAAATGTCAACACTATAAACAATAAATTATTATATTTTTTGAAAGTTTTTTGCCGTTTCACTTAAAAAATGTTAAGTAGTTTTAAGAATTTGGTCTATTTCTGCGTCAATATCGGCAATTTTATCTTTTTTCCAAGACTTTGCTATCCTTTCCGGCTGCAAGTCAAGCGCCTTTCCTATTTTGCAAAGCATTGCCAAAGAAGCATATTGTTTTCCATTGAGTATCTGACATATTACAGATCGGTCTATTCCTGTTTCACTATGTATGACAGCATAAGATTTTCCAGTTTCTTTATATGATGTTTTTAAGAGGGTTATTACATGGCTGTCTTTGTCCATATACCCTATAATACTGGTTTTTTTAGCTGTTTTCAACTGGCTTTTCATTTATCTTAGTTTTCAGCTTTTCACTTAAAAGTGTCATTAATTCAGTAGCTACATCTTTCGGGCAGCTTCTAATCTCCCCTACTTTTTTAGTGTAGATTTCTACTTGGTTAGTTTTCATATTCCAGCAAAATGATGTATTGCCCCGTTTAATACATATTAAGTCTTCTTTGTCTGTCATGTCGCCCTCTGTTATGATAGAGGGTATCAATTTGTACTTATTAAACAATATCACACCATCCCATCATGCCCCCCAAACTTAATCACCAAGATTACAAGGATTACTGTCATTACAAGTATAGGTATATAAGGCATTATGTCTCCAGTAATTCAGGGTTGTCGTGGATATTGCCGATGATTTCCAATTTTTCGTCATATCCTAGATATTCAGCCACGGTGTTTTTACTATTCCGCAAACAAAGCCCCGAACCGAGCCACTGTACTTTATCAATCATGGTGTCCATGTCGCTGCTGATCCAACGCACAATATCTCCCTCAAAAATCTTTACGCCGTTTGCTTCCAAGCCCGTGTACTGGCCTACAGTTTCGGGTATTACTTTTTCACTCATTGAAGAATGGGCGGAATCAATTATCGACTCTTTGTATAGTACCGATATGCGATAATAACCATAAAACCACTCGCCGTTGTCTTTCCGCTTCCCCCTGAATAGTATTTCCCACATACTCATGCCTCCTTTTTCTTCTTCATGTCTTTAATACTTACTTTCCGGTATATGCTCTTTACCTTGTTGATACATACTGGATACCAGTCATAGCCAAATTGATCCTCTCTGCATTCCCGCAGCCGCCGATCCAGTGTATGCCCAAACTTATTAGAGTATTCAGTGTACATCCGGTGTACATTGCGCTCCAACTCTTTCAGGCTAAACTCTGAATTCATTGGTAGTTTTTCTACCCATGCCGCCGCCGCTTCCCTTATTGAACTAAACTTCATAAACCCCTCCCGTTTATAAAACTAATTGCCTAGCAATGGCACATTGATTTTCAACGGTGCATCACTGTAAAGATAAGAAGCTCCATCGCCGCCCCATTCAACAGCTATACCAGAGGCAGTAAAAAACCGTATACCTTGATTGTTATCGCCATAACATCCATCAATATCAGGAGCTTCCATTGTAAATTGGAATGATCCGCCACTTGATCTATATATTTGTTCAACTGGTGTAATATATGAACGATTAGAAGCTGGCTTGCCGTCTGATATATAATACCCAATAATATTTCCAAAACTTATTAGATAAACATAACAAGCAGCGGAAGGTCTATCCCAATGTTTTGCCCATTTTGCAATTGTTCGGCGCTCTTGAAAATAAGATATATCAGGAACTGATATTGATGCCTGTGCCGCCACTTGTGCTTGCATAGATGCGTTTTGTGCTTCTCTGTTTGCTCGTTTACCCTCAGTTTCCAGATCGCATCCAAACAAAAATATTGCCAATAAAACAATTAAAAACTTTTTCATGTTATTCTCCTATCTGATATGGAAGATCGTCTGCTTTCCATAAGTTCCGTGTAATCTGCCGTGATCGTGAATTGTATTCTCCGATCATGTTATTAAGCACCATGAGCATACCTGAATATTCTAAAGATGTTTCCGATACTGCTTTAAGATTTCTTTCCTGTGCCTGAATAGCGTAATATTGATTATAAAACCATTCATAGTTTTGAATGATACGCTCTGGCTCTGTTACTTTTTTAGCTACACCTATCGCCGATGAAAAAGGCCATATTCCGGCAAAAAAGGAAATTGATAAATAAACCAGCAATACAATCCCGGCCCCAATAAAACGTTTTGTCCATTTTTTACCAATGGCATTTTCAAGCTCATCTCTTACATAACTCATTTTGCCCTCCTAAATATTTACAGCTTTATACAAAGCTATATTAACCTCTTTACTTTTTCCCTGTATGTTTTTGCTATCTGCTCATAGTCATAGCTTGAATAATCTACATGGATACTTTTTGTTGACTGCCAGTAATCCCACATGTTTTGTCCAAACTTATCTACCAGAATTCTCTTGTATGCTTGCAATTCTCCGCCGCCAAACCTATTGCATTTTTGGCATTGAGAATTGCAGATTAACTCGCTGAATAAAATTGCGTTGCTTCTACCAGGGATTGCGTGTCCGGCGTCCATTTCTTCAAAGGGCTTTACTTCATTACAAGTGATACAGCGGCAATGTGTAGTGGTTCCTGTTGTTTTTAGCGCATCCCTTAACCGGATGTACTTGCTAAAATACTTCCAGGCTTTTGCTTTTGCAGGGTTGCGTACTTTTTTAATTGCGTAATACTTAGACATTAAAATACTTCTTTGCCAGTAATAAACAAATAGCAAGCCCGCAAAGAATAAATGCAATCACCTGTACTTTTTCAATTGCTTTCATTGTTCCCCTCCCGATATATCTTCATAAAACTTTTAATTGAATAGTAAAAAATATTACCCCGAATATTGCTCCTGCAAAAAAAATAATAGTTGTATTTAAATTAATGGCATCGAGTAGATTCACGCAAATAACGTATGCTATAACTTCACAAAGCATAAATACTAATGTTTTCATTTGCTTGCCGCCCTGTAATTAACCTTTAACACTTTGGAATATTTATTAAACATTCCCCCCTGGTATTCCGCCCACTCATGTATAAACCTTTCCTTGGTTATTAACTTTGTTGCTAACTGCCGCAAAAGCGGATACAAATACATCCTGTAATATTCCCTATTCATGGTTCCCCTCCCTAAAACTTATTATTTTGTTATTAAATATCCGGTACTAAAACTGCTTATAATAAGAGATGACATGCCCAACCCAAAACATATCCATGCTTTCATAATATTTCTATTACTTAAATATGATTGTATTAAATAAGGCATATAGCAAAATGTAATCATTGCTATATTAAATATTACGAAAATTAAATGAAATATAAAAAATAAATACATAGCACCTCCTAATTTTGACAAAGCTTCGCCCTCCAGCCGTAAGACTGGATTTTTTCACTTCGCATTTTTCTTTTAGGATTAGCAGGCGGCCGGAACAACCACTTAATGGCTTTTTACACTCTGCTAACTAGCCTAAAACTTTACGGGAACGGCAGGAATCGAACCTGCTCCACTGTTATTCAGTTACCGGTTTATGCAACCTTTACACCACGTTCCCAATTGCCCTTAATTGTGTAAGGGCATACACGTCTTACTTTATTTTTTGGTATCTATCAAAACGTAAAAGGCTGATAAGGTATTTCCTTTTTACGCATCCCGCGTTTAATTTGCTATTGTATTGGACATCCGCGTAATAATCGCTGACACCGACAATAACAAACTTTCTTTGTCGCCTTTTGTCCCTTGACCTCCACACCTGCCCTACTGCAACTCCATGTGGATTGTTTTTCGCATTTAACTTCATTCCCTTTCTCCTTTATTTTTTAAAGCAATTTGCTTTTAAGTCCTTTTCTATCACCCGTAATCCCCCAGGGTAATTTAAATTCCTTTCGCGCCCTGGTTGCAGGAAATTCAAAAGTGTACTCCTTCCCTTCTTCAATATAAGTACAGACTTCACCTTTTACATTCATGTACTGATATGGTTTTTTACTTTTCATTTTAAACTCCAGTCATTAGGGTATTTTTTCTTATAACAGCTTAGGCAATATTCAGGACTATTTTTTGTTATAGATTTATTATTACCATCTACATAACTGAAGGAATGTTTATCGCATAAAACTTTCCCACACCCAGAGCAAAAATATCTCCTAGATTTAGTTAGCTTGCATCCGCATTCTGTGCAATTAAAGTTTTTAACCTCTGCGTCTCTGATTGTCTGTAAGTGTTTCCATCTTTCTTGTAACGAAATGTCATTATAATAGGTGTCACTCATGTACTTTCCTCTCATTGTCATGGATATTTAAACACTGCAAGGCAAATTCAGACATCCCATACAATGCTTGTCCATCAATACAGGTATCATTATCGTTAACTGTTTTCTTTTTTCTCTTGCAATATAACTTGCGTTTTTGAAATTGATGTCTGGATGAATTTTCGCAGTTATGGCAACGGGCTGTGTATTTATACCCCTTTGTGTTGTTGTAGTAAGTATCACTCATTCGGGTCTCCAGTCTTTATCAGGCGTTCCAAAGGGTGTACATGCGCAAACTATTTCTTTGCATTGATAATGTTTAGCGCCCCAAAATGCTCCTATTTCCCATTCGTCATTTTTGCTTTTCCTGCAATACACCGCCCAATCATCAGGATAATCAAACCCGTATTCTTCTTTGAATTGTTCGGGTGTGGGGTGCTTACGGTGATGGTTTTTGCAGTCGTTTTGGCAAGTCTGGCAGCCGCATAAGCTAGTTTCGCAATCGCCGTCTGCATAACAGTTAGCCGAACAATAAAAATCTTTGTCAATTTTGCCTAACATTCAGATATACCCCCTAGCCGTGGTGGTGGCACAGACGGATCGGCAATAACAATGCAGTTACAATGATGCGCATATTCAGCTAACGCACCCTCAAGCGTATCCAGAATCCATCTGTCCCCATATCCAAATGATCGCCATACAGCACCATCTTTTGGATATTGCTTACCCATACGTTTTTCGTACTGTTCTGGGGTTTCATAATCTGGGACGATCATATTGCCAAGTCTGCCGGTGCTACAAAATGGACAGTCTTGCCATAAAGCAACATCCACTTTATCACCTGTATTAAAATTGCTCTCGCAGTTATAGCAGTAAAATTTCATGCCACTGCCTCCATTTCTGTATACAGCCATTCAAGGTTATCCAGATCGGCATCGCCTTTTTTGATGTCTAGCGATAACTGGTTAGCAACAGTAAAATCTATAAACCAGATTTTGAAAGCTGTTCTGCCTTCTTTTTTTAAATATTGGTTTTTTGGTTTTCTATTGTAGTGCTTGGTTAAAACACAGGTTTTCGGTTTTTGATTGTCGTAAAACTCAGCAATCAAACAATGGTAATTCATCCCACACCTCCGAAAATAAAAGGCTTATATCGCCCATCCCCTCCGACAAGGTTCAAGGCGGTATAAGCCCTCTACTCTACCCCGTGTCGGCGGAGTGGTTTACAAAAATGCGTAAATTACACATTATGAAACCAGTTCAAAAATGAAAAAATGCGTCAATTTGTGCTACTTTGGCAAAAAATAAGACGCTAATTCTTTGTGGGGTAAGGATTTATTTACAGATAACATGTCTGTTAGCGCTTGCGCCGCCTTTTCGGCGGCTCGGGCTCAGAAAAACCGCAGTCGGCGTCGCCATAAATGGCGCAACGCCTCTGTGCGCTTTTTCCTCGCCAGATTTTAGGTGCCCTGGAAACGCAAAGGCGTGTAGAATGGATTGCCTTGCGTTTCCCTATTCGGGCACCTAAAACCTCGCCAACAGCCGGAACGTTATGTGAAATTTGGGCTCTGAAAATAATTGATAATTTTATAAGAGTGTATAATTTTTTATACAGTTTGAAAATA